TTTGAAGTAAAGATATTTCTGTCATTTTATTTTGATATGAAGTTTTAGCTTCGTGATATTTTATGTCATATTCTACAAGCTTTGTTTTCATATATATGTATTTAGGGTCTAAAAGTATATCTGCTTTTAGTTGTTCCTGTGTTTTCTTCTCGGCACTCTGCTTGTATTGTTTGTAGAGTCTAGCGTGAAGTTCTTTTACCTCTGTTTCCGTTTCAAGATAAAGCTTATACAAAGTGTTCTCTGCCATAGATAGTTCTCTTAATTCTCTCATTAAAGTTCTGCTATCTACTTTTAAATAATCTTCGTTCATACTCTCCTATCCAAAGTCATATAAGTCTTTGATGAGTTCTCTATCATCAGCGACTTTATCTCTTAACTTTTTGTTTTCTTCTTCTAATCTAGTTAGTCTTACTCTTAACTGACCATTGATCGTCTTATGACTTTTGTTCATCATAGTAAGACGTTCAATAGTGTTTTGTTGATCTTGTAAATGCTCTTTCAGCAGTTTGTTATGTTTTTCTAATGCTTTGATTTCAATATCACTCATATATTAAAATGGTATTTCATCATCAAGTTCACTCATAGCTTTGTGATCTTCCATAGTGACAGGCACAGCATTTTCAGGTGCTGATGGTTGGGCTTCTGTCATTTGTTGAGGTGCATATTGTGGAACAGTTTGACCAATAGGTTTAAATCCATCTATATTTTTTTTGTATTCACCGCCTTTTGTTAAAATATAAGTAATAACAAAAATCTCATCTCCTTTTTCATAACCTTTTGGATTTTCTAAAGGTTCTGTTTTTCCATAATAATTACCTGAATATCCCTCTCTAATATAAGGTAATATATGATTAGAAGATTCCCAAGATTCAGTTCCTCTAAAATTTTTTTTAGTTATACTGCATTTCCACATATTTACTCTACTACCTTTAAATGAATATTTTGGTGGTATCTTACCTGTTGGATATAATTTTAGAGTCAATCCAACGAATACTCCTTTTTGTTTATTATACATTTTTCTTATTCTCCTTTTTCCATTTTTTTAGATCGTCTTTAAATTTGCTTTCAAGCTTATTTAGATACTTAATACACTTAAAAGCTTTAAAATAAGACTCGTCTAATTTAACAACATACATAGACACCTCTTTTTCAGGTTCTTTAGGCACATTAACAATAGCGAGTTTCTGTATTTTAAAATCGTAGCTTTCTTCTATAAATCTTCTATACATTTCAACTTGAATTGGTTGATCAAAACTAAAGTCTTTACTTGTTTTCCAATCAAGAACTGCATTTTGACCTTTCCAAGAATCTTTAGTTACAATAACATCATTAGTTCCGCAACAATCAAATTTTGGACTATATAAAGGTAACTCACTAGCAACTACCTTAAATTTTTGTGCTTTCCAAAATCTTTTCCATTTTGTTACCATTGTTTTTAAAGGTTCTGATTCAGGTAATACAGGTTCTTTATCTTTCTTTAGTTTGCTTTTAAAATATAGGTCAATCCATTCGTGTAGTTCACTTCCTATATCTCTACCAAAAGACTCTTTTTTTTCTGCTCTTTCCTTAACCCTTTGAATAAATTTATTTATTTGATCTAATGGTTTTTTATCCATAAGCATTATTTCTTTTATAGATTCATCTCTCATTTTTTTTGACCAATTTTGTAAAAAACCTTTATCCATTCTTTTACCAATATCGGTTGTTACACTTGATTTAAACTGACCATCTACCGAATATCTATAACCTTTTGCTTTAGGATTATATTCTATTTTGTTACCAAATTTATTTTCTTTAAATTGTTTAGTCATTTCCTCTCCCGTTTAAGTATATTGATTTTTTAAGACTATCAAGCGGTCTAAAGAAGTAAGACCAATCTGTGTTAGTAGCTTCACAGAATATTTTAAGCTTTGATAATGGTATTGCGTTTTGTGACTTCTCGTATTTTTGTATTTGCTGAAACGTCACTTTGCAGATATTGGCAATCCTAGTTTGTGTATATCCTAGTTCCAATCTTCTTTGTCTCATTCTAATTCCTATATATTCATAGAATTTAGACTCTTGTTCTTTTTGACTAGCACCATTCATAGTAGCTAGACAAGCCCGTAATCTTTGTTTGATTACACTTATGTTTCTTACTTGGCTATCTGTGTACATTTTCTCTCCTTTTTATTTTCTTTAAAGACATTCCAAAAGACCAATAATCAAATATTGCTAAATTATTATCATCTGAATTATATCTAATATGAAAAGCCCATTGATCATCAACTAATAATTTTAGTTTATGGTCTTTCATAATTCTTTTTGGAATATCGTTAAGTTTATGTTCTTCTGCATAAATTGTCATAATTTTATGTTCTGTCGCTTCTTTTCTTTCAGGAAAAATAAAAAAACCACATTTATTAGGTTTTAAATCTGTTAATCCAAAAGAATATAAACAATAAAAATCTTTACATTTTTGAGGTCTATTATTGTAAATATTACAACCAAAACCAATATTACAGTTTTTGCACCAACTATAACCTTTTTTAAAATTAGGTATTTCAGGTAATTTGCAACACATATTACAATCTAAACATTTATTAACCATACATTTCTCCTTGAAACCACATTTCCCCATTCTCATCAACTCCGTGTGTTATGCTATTTTTATAAAAACCATCATCAATCATTTCTCTATATCTTAATGTAATAAAATAATTCATACCCTTATCGGTAGCTTTTATTGTATATCTATTATTTTTGTAATATTTAAACTCAACAAGACCTTGTTGTTTTAATTTATACAATTCAGCACGAACATATAGATTATCTGATTTTTTTTGATTTTCTAAAATACTTTCAAAACCTAGTTCTTTTCTATCATTATATGCAAGAATTTTGTTGAGCAAATCTACAACTAAAAGTTCAACATAAACCTTTTGTTTATGTTTGCTTTCAACCAACACACATAAGATTTCAGAGTCGAGTTTTGTATTGTTAGGTTTAGCAACTAAAGAACCTATCATAAGTTTTACTTTGTTATCTTTTTCTATATTACCCATTAGAATACAACCTTATGGTTTCTGCCCTCTAGGCAGTTCTTAACTATTGCTTTGTATTTATTTTCTGCTTTGTCAGACAACCATAACGTACTTGCTCTCCACCATACATTATAAATAATCTTACCATTCTCTACTATTGCACTCGTATTTTCTTTGCCTAAATCTTTACAGTTTCTTATATCGTCTGTGATTTCATTTGCTCTGCTTTTTGAATAAGCACCTGTCATTCCTTTTGAATCTACTATTGGTTTGTAGTTTCTTGCACACCCTTGCAATAAGGTCAAAGAAGCCACTATAACAATCATCATTTTTCTCATCATTATCTCCCTATTTAGTTTATGTTGCTCTCATCATATTCAAACGTGATCTATGAAGTTGATTCAAATAAACATCAAGCTGTCCGTTAGACATTCTCTTTTTCTCCTTTTGATGTTTCTTGATTGCTTGTTTCAACTTTTTTAGAGTCGTTGCTTGAACAAATTGTTTTTCTGTCATTTGTTCTTTCCTTAATAAAAGAATCCACGTGGTTGCCCATCATAGAACCTTTATGTTTAACTACGTCACTCAACGTAGTATCTGAGGGTAATCCCCCAAATTCTTTTTTAAATAGTTCTTGCCAATCTTTAGCTTTACCTTTTATGATTGATACTATCATTATGCTCTCTCCCTTTTGAATTTAATAATACCTTTTTTATAATCGTTAAATATTCTTTTACAAACATAGTCAAAAGAATACATAAAACGATTATATTTATACATTTTAGTATTGCTACCCTCACAATGTTTTCTTATTCTTGCAGAGTAGGTATCTGCCATTGGATTATCTAATGGCATTTTTATAGAGTATATTTCTTCACCAAACATATCAGAATACTTACTGTTTCTTATTACATATCGTTTTATATTATCAATATTCATTATGCTTTCTCCCTTTTTAGTTTTTTTGCTTCAGCTAACCATTGTGATTTTTCTACTTCATTTAACAAATCATTCATTAATTTGTCAGTAAAGATTTTTGGGTCAGAATTAACACAATGTTTCTTAGTTATTTCTCTAGCTTTACTTATCGTTTCTTTATCCCACTTCTTTGTCATTTTCTCTCCTAAGTTATTGTTCATACTAAAATTTGTAATGTATTTAGATTGTATTGTCTAGCCCTAAAAAACCCAATAAAATAGCCATTTTTTAACATAATTCACAACCTATATTTTAATTCTTGCATTTTAAAAGCAAATCACTTAAAACAAATCAGGGCGAGAAATGATTAGTTATTTATCTTTTGTTATGATAAGTTCGAATCAAGACAATCATTTTCTCTCGGTGGATTAGGTGTTTGAAAATCTCCCTAAGGTTTATA